GTTGTTCTCCAAAATCGGCAGTTTTACCACGTTCTTCCCCGCGCCTTACAGCGTGCAGAACGTGTCAGGCGTTGCCACGGCCAGCACCCTAGACGTGAACGTCTCAGGCTTGCGCGTTGTTCGGGCGAAGTGGCTCGACACCGACGTTGACCGTCACGCAATCGTCCTGAACGGTGAGGCAGCACGATGGGTCGAAGACGGCCCACGCCTCGCCACTGCGGAGAACGTCAGCAAGTTGGGTCGCGACGTAGCGATCTACGGATACGGTGCCACGGCAGTTTACTTGCCAGCAGGCGTCGTCCGTCTTGCCGAGAACTAAACCAACCCACCCCACCGGAAGGTAATCAGGGTCCCGATATGGCACTCGTAACAGGTCAGGAACTAGCCGACGCGCTAGACCTGGAATACGACGACCCGTACGAAGACACGCTCGATCAGGTCGCCGCTGCTGCGGATGACATCATCGGGACCCTGATCACCACCGCAGCACTGACAGCGGAACCGCCAGCAGTAAAGGAAGCCGCCCTAGCCGTGGGCGTCGAAATCTTCCAGGCGCGCACCGCTTCAGGTGGGCAGGCAGTAGCGGCAGACTTCAGCCCTGGTCCTTACCGACTTTCGGTGTGGCTCACCAGGCGAGTGATGTCTTTGCTCGGCCCATACCTGAACGTCAAAGGGATGATCGGATGACAGCGCTCAGCACCGAGGCACGCGAAGCCCTGGTCACAGCGTTCGAAGGTCACGGCCTAAAGGTGTACACGACAGTCCCAGCCGTACCGATCCCGCCCTGTGTTGTCATTGTTCCTGATTCGCCATGGATTCAGCCGACCAGGTTAGGTTCAAACCTGAACTATCGGGTCAGGTGGAAAGTCCTGGTCGTTATTTCGCCCAGGAACAACGCCGCTGCGACAGTCGACTGCGAAGATGCGGTCGATTTGATCCTCGGACTAGTACCCTCGGGATACGTCGCAGAGTTAGTCGGCCCACCGCAACTGGCAGACACAGGAGCGCAGGGAACCGTCTACACAACAGAAATCAGCATTACCGCACAAATGACAGAAACACCGACACCTTAATCGGGGCCACGCCCCGCCCACAGAAAGTGAGACAGATATGCCAGCAGTAAGTGTGGCGGGCGCAGCGTTCACCGTTGACGTCGCCTCTATCGGATACGAAAGCCAGGTCACGAACGGCACCGTCACCACGACGCCGACGATCGTTCGCACAAAAACACTCGACTCGGTCGCGTTCGACCAGACCGACCTTAACTCGACGATCGCGCTCGAGTTCCTCTATGACGAGAACTCGGGACTCTACGACGCATTGCAGACAGCGATCGCTGGCGCCACCACGGTCGCCGTCGACGTGCGCTCCGCTACCGGCCACTGGGCAGGCAACGGAATGTCAATCGAGGCCTGCGAAATGACCGTCGAGGCCGCCGGTATCGCCACCTGCTCGGTCACCTTCACCGGCACCGTATCGTTCTCCTAACAACTAGCGAACGGGGAAACACCGCATGTACCCAAAAGTCAACTATCAAAGACCTGACCAGGACGACGTCACCACAGTCGACTGCCTAGCGGCAGACGTCATGCTGGCAAACCGCCTGTGCAACAACAACCCAAAACTGGTCGACTTGTGCATCCTGGTCGCCTACATGAACGAGCACGACTCAGAACCCGCAAAGATGGACCAGGTATCAAAGTGGGCGCGTAAGGAACGCATCTGGGCCGAGCAAGGGGAAACGCCGGACCCTACCCAGCAGGGACCGTCGAACGACTGATGGTCCAACTGGCGCTCCACCTTCACAGGCCCGTCGAGGAACTGGCGAAGATGGAACCCAGACTGCTTGCGACATTTGTTGAGGAGTTGAGCAGTGGCGATCGTTGAAGCCTACGTCGACGGCCTGAACGACGTCCTGCGCGCTTTCAAAGCACTACCCAAAGAAGCCAGCGCCGAACTACGCCAAGCCTCAAACAAAATCGCCGCCGACTACATGGTCCCCGCCTGGCAGAACGCCGCCCTGTACTACGCAGGACCCTGGGGCCAGGTCATCGCCGACAGTGTCAAAGTGAAACGCGACCGCGTACCCGCAGTGTCGATCGGTGGCAACCGTAAGGTCCTGTCAGGTGGCGGCACAGCGACGATGGTCAGGTGGCCGTCTGACACAGGACAAGGGCGCGAGTCATTCGCACCGTTCGAACAGACAAACTGGATCAGCAACGTACGGGCCTATCAGCCAGCCGCGCTCCGTGAATGGGGTCAAGCCGTCGATCGCATCGTCAGAAAATGGGGGACAATGTAGCCATGGCAAAAACCCTGACAATTTTCCTGGCAGCCGACGTATCCAAACTGAACCGGCAACTGAAAGGCGCCCAGGGCGACCTGAGTCTCTTTAGCAACGGGATCAGCGGCCTGTCCAGCAAACTGTCGAACCTGATGGGGCCAGCCCTGATCGGTGCTGCGGCAGCGGCAGGCGCTTTCGCAGTCAAACTCGGAGTCGACGGGGTCAAAGCCGCGCTCGAGGATGCCGCCTCGATCGACAAACTGGCCCAGACGCTTGAGAACCTGAACGTCGCACACCAATTACCTGAAGTCGAAAACGCGATCAGCAAGTTCGAGCGCACACTGGGCATCGCAGACACAGAACTACGCCCAGCCTATGACCGCCTAGTCAGGTCAATCCGCGACACAGGCGAGGCAACACGCATCCTGGGCATCGCCCTGGACGTGTCAGCCGGATCAGGAAAGTCACTGGACGCAGTTGTCCAGGCACTAGGCCGCGCCTATGACGGCAACACGGCAGGGCTGTCCAGGCTCGGTGCTGGCATCGACTCAGCAACCCTTAAAACTGGCGATCTGACCCTGATAACAAACGAACTGGCCAAGACTTTCGGCGGTCAGGCCACCACGTCAGCACAGACGATGGAAGGACAACTCAGGGTCCTTCAAACCGCCGTCGACAACGTCGCCGAGGCACTTGGTCGAGGCCTGCTCGATTCCCTGGGCGAAACAAACGACGGCACCGTCAGCCTGGTCAAAGCGATGGAAGACCTCGAACCGCTCATGGAAGGGATCGGCGCCCAGGCAGGCGAAACCGCCACCTCCATATTGACCATCGTCAATTCACTCGCCAGCGTCGCAGGCGCAGCACCAGACGCCGAAGACGAACTTTCGGGCATGGGCAAAGCAATCGACTACCTGATCAACGACTTTCCCCTGTTCTGGAACGGCCTCGACACTGCCGCGATGCTGCTGGGGAAACTGACCGGCCAAGCACAAGGAGTCCCAGGGGCACTATCGGCGACAGTGTCGGCAGCGATCACAGCCGGCAACGCCATGGCCGGACTAGCTTTGAAAACGGCAGCCGCAGACGATGCCCTCGCGAACATCGCAGACAAACCTTCGAAGGCGTTCTACACAGTCCTGGGGCAACTGAACAAACAACAAATCGACTACACCACATCAGTCGGCAGGTTCACCGAGGAAGTCACAAAAGCCGGAACCGGCAGTCGAGGCGCCTCGAGCGCAATGGAGGAATTAAGGAAACAGACAGAACTTGGTATCGCAAAGTTTGACGCCCAGGAGAAAGTTGTCGGCAACCTAAACGCCAAGTTCCGCGAACAAACGCGCGATCTAATAGATGCAAAAGACGCGATCGCGAACTACGCCAGCACACTGTCGAGCGAAATCACCAGGGGATTCAACCTGGGCGCAGGCTTCACGATGAACAACGGCGAAGTCGACGCAGCCGCCTGGCTGGCAGGTGTCGACTCGGAAGTGTCAAAGTACGAGTGGTACGGCAACGTCCTGGCCGCCGTACAACGCGACGCCGGCACAAACGGCGAAGCCCTACGCGCCTACCTAGCGGCCCAGGGCATCGACCAGGGCGCCACCATGGGCCAGGCTTTAATCGACGCAGGCCTGGTCGCCACCATGGGAGACAAACTAGCCACAGTCACCGCGAAGGCAGACGAAGTCGCCCAGACAATGGTCCCAGAGTTCCTGCGCGCTGGCGAAGATTCGGCGATCGAGTTCCTGAACGGCACATCGCAGCAACTTTCCCTGGAAACCGATCGACTAAAGAAGATCGGCAAGAACATCGGAAAACCGATCGGCGCCAACATCGCAGCCGAAATCGCCGCCGCAGTCGCCCAGGCAGTCAAAGACGCCGAGGCAGCCCGTACTTCAGCCCTGGCGGAAGTGTCAGCCCGTGAAGCCTCAAGGACAGCCGCCGCCGTCGAGCAGGCCACAGCCCAGAACCTTGCCAGGTTGATCAGGAACAGTGACTCGCGCGCTGGCCGCAACGTGCAACCGGTCCTGGCATGACATCACCGATCACCCTGGTCGAGATCGCGGGGGTCGCACTCAACCTGGATGACGTCGAATACCAGGTCAGTGTTCAACACGGCCGCAACGACGTCACCAGTCAGCCTGAAGCCTCGACCGCCCAAATCGTGATTCGTGGCGCGTCAGGCGTATCGGCCAAAATGTCCGACCCAGTCGTGATACAGGCCTACGGATTCGACAGGTTCACTGGTGAGATCAGCGACCTGACGATCAGCCACCTATCGACCACACCGCCGACCGCCGTGACAACAGTCATCGCGATGGGCAACCTGTCCAAATTGGGACTGATCACAACCACAGACACGACCTACCCCCACGAAACTGTAAGGGAACGGGCCGAGAAAATACTGGACGACAGCGGCCTAACATTCGTCAACGGCGGCAGCGACACCCTGGAACTACACAGCCTGAGTTCGTCGCAAATGGAAGTCCAGCCGGTTCTGAACGCCCTTCAGCAGTTGTGCGAGTGGTCCGGCGCCACATTCTTCGACACACCAGAAGGATTGATCGCCTTCGAGTCCTACGGGACCAGGGGACTGACCGCGTTCGCTGCGACCTGGCAGTCATTACCTGAACCCTGGACCTTTTATTCACAGTCCTGGGATTCGTTTCCGACAGCGATCGCGACTTACACGTTCCCCAGTTCAGGGGTTATCTGGTCACCCACCTGGACCCAGACGCTCGAGGCACTGATCAACGACGTCACCGTGACCTACGGCAGCACCGGCCAGAACGAAGAACAGTCAGACGACGCCGCCTCGATAGCCCTTTACGGTCGCCGCCAGTACACCTTGGACACCAGGCTACGGAACAGTGGCGACGCATCCGATCGGGCCGGAAACATCCTTACCGCCCAGGCGAACCCATTGTGGAACATGGGGCAAATATCTGTCTATGTCGACCTGCTCGGTACTACCGATCGAGACAGGGTCATGGCCCTGGTCAACGGCGCCACAGTCACAGTTCCGAACCTTCCAGAACCAGCCCCCTATTCAAGTTTTCAGGGAATAGTCGAAGGATGGGGCGAAACCTACACACCAGGTCAGCACATCATCACATTCTCGATCAGTGACCCGCGCTACTCATACCAGACAGTCCAGTGGCAAAACGTAGACGCGACACTGATTTGGGGTGACGTCAATTCCGACGTCGCCTGGTATAACGTTGTCAATGCCGACGACCTGATCGCGGCTTAGGAAAGGCGGCACAATGGGCACCACACCGATTTACGGATTTCCGTACCCTGATCCATCGGACCTAGTGGCGAACTACCCTGCAATGGGGCAGGAGTTGGCCGAGGACATCGAAGCGGTCCTACCGACTCTAGGTGGTCTAATCCCGTTGGCAAGCGCCTCACCGGCCGCTTCATCATCAACCATTTTCGACAACCTATTTTCTGCCACATATCGCCAATACATTGTTGCGTGGACTTTAGTAGCGTCAGCCACTGGTGATTTTAATTTTAGATTACGCAGCGGCTCGCCAGCCGCCGACGATACCTCAAACAACTACACCAGCCAATTGCTTCAAGCCAATAACACAACTCTCACCGGACAAAAAGCCACAGCAACATCGGGACGAATAGGATCACTCAGAACAAACGCAACTGGAAGCCTAATCGTAATAAGCAATCCAAACGCGGCCTTGGTCACATCTATGGGCACTACAAGTTATGCAGATTATGCCGCCGGTATCGTCTCGGATACTTTGTTGAGAATTGATGCCATGGTAATGAACACCACAACTCAATACACGGGCATAACATTTACACCTAGCACAGGCAACTACACGGGCAGAATAAACATTTTCGGGGTCAAACTATGAGTCAAGTAATTCATGTGGACGCCGCAACCGGAGAAACGGTTGAGCGTGATTACACAGCCGAGGAAGCCGAGCAAGCCGAAACCGACCGCATCGCAGCGGAGCAAGCCGCCGCCGACAAAGCCTCAAAAGAATCCGCCGACGCCGCCGCAACCGCCGCCGCTATCGCACACGCCAAGTCCCTCGGATTCACCGACGCCATGATCGCCGTCATGTACCCAAACCTCGGAGGAAACAATGACTGAGCCAGTGATCGAGGAAGTCTTCGAGGTCGAGGAAGTCAAGCCGGCCAAGAAAACCGCCAAGCCAAAGCCGACACAGGCACCGTCACAGACTGAGCGCGCTCGAGCAATCGCTTTGGCCAAAATTGAAGCCGCAAAGCGTTGACAGGTGACCTTTAATCAACCAGCCGACCTGATCCCCATTGTGGTGATCGTGTCTTCAATGCTCGCCGGCATCCTGTGGATCATTCGTGCACAAATGGCGATCCAACGCGAGTTCCGACCAAACGGCGGCTCGAGCATGAAAGACGCCGTCAACAGGATTGAGAAGGACATTCGCGACGTCCGATACAGAGTCGATCAGCACATCGACAACCACAACCGCTAGGAGCAACATGGACCGCATAATGACCCGCGAAGTACGCAAATACCTGTACGCCGTCACCATCGCAGCAGTCACAGTCCTGGTCGCATATGACGTCATCTCAGGCGAGGCCGCACCGCTATGGCTGGCACTGGCCGCAGCCGTACTGGGCATCATCGCCCCAGCGACGGCGATCACCCACATGACGCCCAAGTCGTCAGACATTGCAGACAGTCACGAACCAGTCGCAGGGAACAAGTTCTAATGGCTCGCCTAGTCGCCGCAGGTGTAGTCCTTCGATCGCAGGTAAACCGGC